GTGTTAGAAAAGAAATGATGGCTCAAGGTAAAGATGGAAAAAACATTGGTATGATAAAAGAGTTTAAATATAATATGAAAAAAGCACATCAAGATTCTACAAAAATAGTAAGGTATTTAAAAAATCTTAAAAAATTTGATAACTAAAAATGGAGAAATAATAAATGACACAATTAACACAAGACCAATTGGTAGGAAACTATCAGAAACTTCGTAGGTTGGTTAATGATACATTTTCAGGTGAAAGACTTGAACGATTAAATGAAATGTATGATACCTTAGAAGATAGAATGATAGTTGCTCCAGCAAGTGGTAAGGAACATTATCATAACGCCTTTGTAGGTGGTTATGTAGAGCATGTTCTTCATGTAGCTAGTTTAGCTCTAAAGATAAACAAGTTATGGAAAGACAATGGAGCTCATATAAATTATACAAATGAAGAATTAGTATTTGCAGCTCTTCATCACGACTTAGGTAAAGTTGGTGATTTAGAGGGTGAGTATTATTCACCAAACGATTCAGATTGGCATCGTAAGAATCAAGGATTGATTTTCAAACACAATGATGAGATTCAATACATGACTGTTACTGATAGAGCAATCTTTTTATTGAATCACTTTGGTGTAAAGATGTCCAAGTGGGAATACATTGGATTAAAATTAACTGATGGGATGTATGAAGAGGCTAACAAAAGTTACTACACAGGTTATATTCACGCAACTCGTCTTCGTAGTAATATTGCTTATGTTCTACACCAAGCTGATATGATGGCTACTCATCTTGAATATGATAAATGGGAACAAGGTGAAGAACAATCTAAACAAGAAGTTAGTAAGAAAGTTTCTAATATTAAACAAGCAGTAAATACAGAAGTAGAAACTAAACTCACAGGTGATTCACCAAAGGATTTATTTGAAGAGTTGTTTGGAGAGAAAAAATGATAGTAGAAATAATACTTGGTTGTTTAGCAGTTACATTTGGATACACAACATTTAACCTTACAAAAAAAGTAGAGAGGTTAGAGGGTTGGATTGAAGAATATGCCGCAAAAATAATCATAACAAAAAACGTACTCGATGAATTAGATTCAGAGGGTAAGTTTGAAGCCGATGATGAAATCGGTGTAGTGTTTAAAGGAATACAAGACACAATTACTGAATTAGAAACTATAACAGATAAGGAGATATAATGCCAAGAAAAGCAGCAAAGGGTTCACCAAGATATTACTTCCATCAAGGAACAGAAGATGCAATCATCAGACACAATAAAGAAACTCGTCCACATATGAGAGAACGAATTTACAATGAACATATCAGAACACCTTTTGAGAAGTTGGCTGAAAATATCATTCATACGTTTAAGTTTTATTACTTTGATGTTCCAAGTTCAGATGTAATGCACGAAGTAGTAAGTTTCTTGTATATGAATATGCATAAATTCACAGAGGGTAAGGGTAAAGCATTCTCTTACTTTAGTATTGTTGCTAAGAACTATTTGATTCTACATAACAACAATAACTACAAACGATTGAAACAACATGATAGTGAGGAAGTTACGGATTACAAGAGAGACCCGGTAACTGAAATGAGAGGTAAGGAAAATAAAGAAATAAAGATTGAGTACTTACAACAAATGGTTGAGTATTGGCAAAATAATCTAACAACTGTTTTCAAACGAAAGAAAGATTTAGATGTAGCTAATGCTGTAGTTCAGTTAATTGAGATGAAAGATAGTATTGATAACTTCAATAAGAAAGCTCTATACATCTTGATTCGTGAGATGACTGGTTCAAACACACAACACATCACTCGTGTAATTAACGTGATGAAGAAACATCATGAACAATTACATAGAACCTATATTGCTACAGGTTCTATCGAAACTCGATACACAGGTAGTTGGAACTTATAAGAATTTGTTAATAAACAGATGAGGTAAATGATGGAATTTACAAGTTACTTAGTGATTGCAGGATTTGCAGTTGCTGGATACTTCTTAGTGAAATACTTTCAACGAGGAGTATAAAATAAAAAAGGGGAAGCCTCGGAAAAGACTTCCCCTTATTATCTATCCGATATAGTACTACTTACGGAATAAACCGACTAACACCAACAAAGCGACTAATCCAGCAAATCCAGATTCGCCGAATGTGTTGATTATAGATGTTAGATTTCCAATAACATTGACACCAAAGATACCACTTCCGAAAATTACTTCAGAAATCGCCCCAATGGCTACAAACGATAACATTAAATCCGCTAAGTCATTAATGTATCCTTTGACGAGTGTTATGATTTCCTTCATATGGTCTTTCTCCCGTTAGTTATCAATTAAGTCGGATTTCCACCGACACAATAATAACTATTGTATATATTTAGAAAAATAAAATGGTATATAAATATATACACCGATTTTTTGATAGTTTTATATTTATTATTGATAACTTACAGGTGAAAATATGGCAATAGATTTCGAAATATTCGAGGGTAAAACCCTTTCAGATGTGTTCAAAGACATCTATGATAACTCAGCAAACAATAAAAAACAATTAGAAGTACTAATGAAAGAGATTGTTGGGTTTATTAAAGATGGGGATACCGCTGTGCAAATAGTTCCTATGTTAAAGGAATACTTAGAAATCAATGTTAAGAACGATGAACAACTTGTTAAGTTAGCAACCATTGTACAAAGGTTAGCACAAGCGGGTAGTAAACAAGATTCAGATAGTGAATTTGGTTTAACGGATGCAGAAAAAGACCAATTAATGAAAAACATAACCGATACGGTTCATGAGTTACAAGACCATACAGATAATATCACAGCAAAGGTAAATTAAAAAACATATGAGTGGTGGATTTAACATAAAAAAAGATTCACGAACAACACCAGTAATTCAAGGTGGGATACAAACTTTCAATACTTTAAAAAAGTATATGAAGATTGCCCAACAAGATAATAGATTTTATGAACTTGAACCAATTGAAGTTTTAGAGGTGTTGTTGGATAGTAGATTACCATCGTTTCCAAAAAAACAAGATGGTACACCTGATTATCAATATCTTGGTGCAGTAATTGGTAGAGGTATTATTACTGAACAAGGATTGAATATAGATAAATGTAAAATTTTTAAACCATTAAATCCTAATGTTCATACAATTCCTGTTGTTGGTGAAGTATTAGTTTCTGGTGAATATCTTGGTGATAATTATTACTTTTCACAAATAAATATTTTTGGTAATCCAAGTATAAATACACAACATGGAATTAGTAAAATAAAATCAGAAAATACTTTAAGTTCTAATATAGGTAGAATAACAGCAAATAAAGGTGATGAGAATGGTACTGAAATTGGATACTATATAAATAAAGAAACTGATGCTCGTAGATTATTACCTAAAGAGGGTGATGTAATTATTGATGGTAGGTTTGGAAATGCAATTCGTTTAGGTAGTGATGAAAGAAATCAAAATCCAAATTCACCAAATATCATTTTAACTGCAGGAACAACAAAAGAAGGAAATAAAAAAGAACCTGTAAGAGAAAACATTGATAAAGATGGTTCAAGTATTCATCTTGTTACAAACCAAGAATTAGATTATTCACCTGCTAAAAAAACTATTTTTGAAAATAAAAAAGGTAAAAATATTTTACTAAGTTCAGATAACATTATATTTAATACTAAGAACAAAGGTGATGTTGGAATGTTTAGTTCCAATCTTATTTCAATAGGTGCAGTTAAACAAGTTGTTGTGGAGACACCCGATACACTTGTGGATTCAGATAAAGTTGTTTTTAAATCACCAGTAGTGAAAATAGGAAGTGATAGTGCATCACAACCACAAGTATTAGGAAGAACATTAAATACATTGTTAAACCAATTATCATCAGCATTAATTACCTTTGGAACAGGATTAAATGTAGGGAATTTAGTGGGTAAAGCATCTGGATTAGTTGGACAAGTATCTTCGATTCAAGCACAATTGGATGGATTTTTAAGTAGTAAACATAGAATTGATAAATAAACACAGGAGTTAGAAATGACTAAAAAAGCACTTGTAAAAATAATACAAGAAGTTGTAAGGCGAGAAGTACAAAAAGAGGTAAAGAAACTATTTATTAATGAGAATAAATCGTCTCTAAAATCTCTTGCACCTAAACAAGTTGTAAAATCAGTACAGAGAAAAGAATCTGTACAATACACAGAAAATAAAGCATTAAATGATGTACTAAATGAAACAGTTGCTTTAAGTAAAGGTGATGAAATGGATGAGTATCCAACAATGGGTGGTGGAGCATTTGATTCATCAAGAGCTACCGAACTATTGGGATATGGAGATAGTATTGGAGCAGGTAGTGATAAAGAAACACAACGAAACATGATAGCTGCACAAACATTAAGAGAAAAGAATTTAAGTGCAAATGATGTACCTGAAAGTGTACTAAATGCTTTAACAAGAGATTATTCAGATTTAATGAAACACGATAAGTTTAAGAGTAAAAAATAATGGCAACAAAAAATGTAGTAAGAGTAATTAATGAAGACCCAGATTCATATTTTGGTTTAACATTTCCTTTAAAGGAAGGAGTTGATAATAACTTTATTAGGTCAAGTACTTTAAGAGAACAGGCTTCATCTAATATAAAAAACTTACTACTAACTATAAAAGGTGAACGAGTAGGACAACCTAATTTCGGTAGTAGATTATCAGAAATATTATTTGAACCAATTAATGAAGAGATTGGTGATAGAATACAATCTGCTATAGAAGAGGCTTTAGAAGAATGGTTACCTTACGTAGTAGCTGAAAATGTTACTACTTTTGTTGATGAAAAAAATCCAAACTTAATTACTGTTTCTTTAGAATTTAGAGTTACTATTGATGACCCGGATGCAATAGAAACTATTACATTTAATTTTAATACTGGAGTTTAAGATGCCAACACAGAATCCTGATTATAACACAAGTAAGAAAACGATAAAAAAAGATATATCATATCTTGGTAGAGAGTTTAGTTCTATCAGAAATAACTTGATTGACTTTGCTAAATCTTACTTCCCAAAAACATACAATGATTTTAATGAATCAGACCCTGGTATGATGTTTATTGAGATGGCAGCATATGTTGGTGATATGTTAAACTTCTATGTTGATAATCAATATCGTGAAACTCTATTACATGCAGCAGAAGAAAAGAAAAACATTTTTAAGATTGCACAATCATTTGGATATAAACCAAAACTAACAACACCAGCTACAGCAATTGGTAGATTTACCGTTCAAGTTCCATCAGTTCAAGTTGGTGATTCATATCAACCTGATTTAACTTATGCACCTATATTAGATGCAGATAGTGGATTCTCTTCAAGAAACGGAAC